TGGATACTAAAAGACGGTGAATTAGACAGTGTAACGGTTAAACTAAGTAAATACGACTTATATGCTGAAGATGGAGCGTTAATAAGTTCTAAACACCTAAACAAAAGAAACACGAAATTAATTTGTGAATACATTGAAAGCGTTTTAGATAACGACCCGTATTCTTTTGAGTTTGACGAGTACGAATTAATGCAAGATGAGTTTGATTTTAACCAAGAAATGATATTTGATGAAAGACGTTTGTCGAATATTTAAAAAAATAGTATAACTTTGTAGGGTGAGACACGCCTTACTTTTACCTTTTTTGATAACCCTATTTATTTTAGATAGGGTTTTTCTTGTTTGTGCCTTTTGGTTAACAAGTGAAAAGTTTCAAACGTGGGTATATAAAGACGAATTAATATTAGAATCAATACACCGTGTTTTAATATTTTTATCCAGCTTATCAGTAATACAATTATTTAGTTCACTTTGGTAAATGAAAAGTTTTTAATAGAACTAAGCAAGCACCACAACGACTGGATAAAGATTGTAGGCACTTTTGGCGAGGAGTTTTATGCTCAAGATATAGTACAAGAAATGTATTTAAAGATGGCTGTAATAAATAACGTTGAACGGTTCTATTTAAACAATAAGCTGAATAAAAACTTTGTTTGGACGGTATTACGAAATATGACATTTGATTACAAAAAAAGCAAAACACGAATAACAAAAGTAAGCATAACAGAAGCCTATCAAATAAAAGACGAATACTTACCTGAAATACTTGAAGCAAAGAAACGTTTAGAAATAAAGATTAATCATGAGGTTAAACAATGGCACTGGTACGATCAACTATTATTTGACCTTTATAGAACTTCAGGAATGAGTACACGGCAAATAGAAGGTGTAACAGGAATAAGTTTTAAAAGCGTGTGGAAAACAATTAAGACTTGCAAAGAACGATTGAAAGAAAATGTATCTGAAGATTACGAAGATTTTAAAAACCAGGATTACGAATTAATAAAATAAATTATGGCACGAAAAAGACGTACAAAAGCTGAAATATTAGCAGCACAAAGTGAAGGGTTAGGCGACACGGTAGAAAAGGTATTAGAAGTAACTGGAGTAGCAAAAGTTGCGAAATGGTTATTAGGTGAAGATTGTAAATGCGATGAACGAAAAGCGAAGTTAAATTCTTTGTTTCCTTATCGGAAGCCTGAATGCCTACTAAAAGACGAACACGAATTTTTATCTGAATGGTTTACTGAAAAGCGTTACACAATGAGACCAACGGAACAAAAAAGAATGTTAGAAATTTACAACCGAGTATTTAAAGTAAATATGCAACCTACAAGCTGCGGTTCTTGTCTACGTGATGTAATGAATAAACTTGAAATTTTATACAACAGTTATAAAGAAGAAGATGCAAATAGTTAAGATTAGCGAGGTTAAACCAAACCCAAAGAACCCAAGAATAATAAAAGACGGAAAATTTCAAAAGTTAGTTAAGTCTATTCAAGAATTTCCTGATATGCTAAATAAACGCCCGTTAGTAGTTTTTACTGACGTAGATAACAAATACGTTGTCTTGGGTGGTAATATGCGCTTAAAAGCGTGCAAAGAGATAGGATTAAAAGAAATACCGATTATAGTAGCAGATGAATGGACGGAGGAACAAAAAAACGAATTCTTAATAAAAGATAACGTTGGTTTTGGGGAGTGGGATTGGGATCAGTTAGCTAATGAATGGGACGCTGAAAAATTAGAAGATTGGGGATTAGATGTTCCTATATTTAAAGACGATGAAACTGAATTAAAAGATTTGTCAAGTACAATAGATAATTTATATAGAATTGAAATTGTATGTAAAGACGAAGAACATCAAGAAAATAGTTATAACAAATTAATAGAACAAGGATACGAATGCCGACTTTTGACATTATAAAAGAAGTAAAGCCAACTAAAACTTTTAGAGTTGCTTCAGTAATTGGTAAATTTGATTTACAATCTGAAAATATAATTGAACATTTTAAAGGAGATATTGATATTCCTGATAATTGGCAAATAGGTTTAATTGTAGGAAAAAGCGGAACAGGAAAAACTACAATAGCAAAACAATTATTTGAAGATGCTTATATAACATCTTATGAATACACAAATGAAACTGTTTTAGACGATATGCCAAAAGAATGTAGCGTTGAACAAATAACATCTGCTTTTAATTCAGTTGGTTTTTCAAGTCCACCAAGTTGGTTAAAACCTTATTCAGTATTAAGCAATGGACAAAAAATGCGAGTTGATTTAGCACGTGCAATTTTAGAAGAACAAAAGTTTTTTGTATTTGATGAGTTTACAAGCGTTGTAGATAGAAACGTTGCACAGATAGGTTCATTCGCTATGCAAAAAGCAATCAGAAAAACGGATAAAAAGTTTATAGCAGTTACTTGCCATTTTGATGTACAAGATTGGCTACTTCCTGATTGGGTATTTAATACAGATACAATGACCTTTCAAAGTTTTGAAGGGCAAAAAAAAAATAGACCAGAAATCAAATTTGAAATATTCCAAACATCAGATAAATCAATTTGGAAAATGTTTGCTAAGCACCACTATTTAAATCATTCACATAATAATGCTGCAAATGTATTTATAGCAACCGTTAACGATGAAGTAGCAGGTTTTTTAAGTGTTTTACCTTTTCCTCATCCAATAGTTAAAAAAGTTAAAAGAGTTCATAGATTAGTTATATTACCTGATTATCAAGGTGCAGGAATAGGATTAAAATTATTAAATGAAGTAGGTAATATTTATAAAAAAGAAAATTGGAGATATAGAATAACAACAAGTTCTCCAAGTTTAGTATATGCTTTAAAAAAATCCAATGAATGGGCTTGTTTAGATTTTTCAAGAAAAACACAAAGTAAAACAAATTTAATGAATACTAAAATAAGTTCTAATCATTCGGCTAACAGAATAACTGCATCATTTGAATTAAAATAAACACCGATATAACACCGAAATGGCAAAAGAAGATAATTTGAAACCAGCTTGGGAAAAAGGCGAAAGCGGAAACCCTAACGGAAGACCTAAAGGAGCAAAGAATAGAAGCACAATAGCAAAGTATTGGTTAGAAGTTAATCAAAAGCTAAAGAACCCTTTAACGGGTGCTGAAGAAACAATGTCACAAGAAGATTTAATGACATTAGCACTTATAAAAAAAGCACGTGAAGGAGATGTAGCAGCATATAAGGCTTTAATGGATAGCGGTTACGGTGCGCCATTACAACAAATTGAACAAACAGTTTTAGAACAACCTATATTTCCTGATGTTTCTGCGGACGACTTCGACGAATAAAATACTCAAACTCAAAAAGAGGGTTCGTATTATTCAGGGCGGTACTTCGGCTGCAAAGACTTACGGAATATTATCCGTTTTAATTGCGCGTGCTTCTGCAATACACGGACTCGAAGTTAGCGTAGTTGCTGAAAGTATTCCGCATTTACGTAGGGGTGCTTTAAAGGACTTTATTAAGCTAATGAAGTGGATGAATAAATGGAACGAAAACCAGTTTAACAAATCTTTATTAACCTATCAATTTTTAAACGGAAGTACATTTGAATTTTTTAGTGCGGACGATTCAAGTAAATTACGGGGTGCAAGGCGTGACGTTCTATATATAAACGAATGTAACAACGTAACCTTTGAGTCTTATAACGAACTTGCAATACGTACAAAGAAAGCTATATATTTAGACTTCAACCCGGCTAATGAATTTTGGGTACACAAAGAACTAAAAGACGAACAAGACAGCGACTTCTTAATTCTCACGTACAAAGACAACGAAGCCTTAGACAAATCAATTATTGACCAAATAGAAAAGAATCGCGAGAAAGCGTCAACAAGCGCATACTGGGCTAATTGGTGGAGGGTTTACGGGTTAGGCGAAATAGGAATGTTAGAAGGCGTTATATTCAGTAATTGGAAAACTATCGACATACTACCTAAAGAAGCGAATTTAATAGGTATTGGATTAGACTTCGGTTACACGAACGATCCGACTGCAATAATAGAAATATACAATTACAACGGTACCAGGATAATAAACGAATTGAAGTATCAAACGGGAATGTTAAACAGTGATATTGCAAACGCACTACCGAAACACGTACCCGTTTACGCTGATTCAAGCGAACCGAAAAGCATTGAAGAAATAAAACGCTACGGAATAACAATTAAAGGCGTTACAAAGGGCAAGGATTCAATAAACTACGGAATAGATGTTATGCAACGTAATGAATATTTAGTTACTTCAAACAGCACCAACCTAATTAAAGAACTTCGAGCCTACTGCTGGGACACGGATAAGCAAGGTACACGCTTAAATAAACCGATTGACACGAATAATCACGCTATTGATGCGCTGCGTTATCATGAAATGGAAACGTTAGGAATGAATTCTAACTACGGTAAATACCACATTTGGTAAATAAATAATATTTCGCACCCGTTCAAGTATGCAAATAGTGTAAATTATTTTTACAAACTACAAAAATACGAATTAAAAGTTAATATATAGAATGAAAACAGAAATTGTAATACCTACTTCATTAAGTGAAATACCGTTAAAGAGCTATCAGGAATTTATGAAGGTAGTCGAAAAGTCAAATGACGATGAATTTATAGGTCAAAAGACTATCGAGATATTTTGCGGCTTAAAAATGAAAGACGTTGTAAAAGTAAAATGGAGTGACGTTAAAAGTTTAACCCTACATTTAAACGAAATATTCAAAGCGAAGCCTAAATTTCAAGCTACATTTAAAATTCAAGACACTGAATTCGGGTTTATTCCTAATCTGGAAGATATGAGTTTCGGGGAATACATTGATTTAGAAAGTAATATTTCAAACGTAGAAACTTTTCACAAAGCAATGGCGGTAATGTACCGACCTATCACAAAGAAAGTAAAAGACCGATACGAAATATTTGAGTACAAAGGAACGGACGAATTTAGTGATGTTATGAAGTACGCTTCGCTGGATGTTGTCTTAGGTGCAACGGTTTTTTTTTCGACTTTAGGAAGCGACTTAGTACAACATACGCTTACCTCTTTGGAGACGGAGATAAAGAAGAATCCGAAGATAATGACTTTAGCGAAAGAGCGCAATTTAATAAACGATGGGGATGGTACAATTCAATCTATGCGCTTTCTCA